GTGTGCCACGGCGATTAACCCGGGGAGCGCTCCTGCCGATCAGATCGAAGATAACTGCCTGAAGCACCGCGAGCGCAGCTACAAGCCTGGAATGAGAACCCCGGGCCAAGGCACCCTTACGCTCAATGCGGACCCCCAGTACGACAGCCATGTCCGTATGCACCAGCTTTACGAAGAAGACCCGCAGCCCAGCGTGATCTGGGTTATTGGCTGGTCCGATGGCCCTCTGGATAGTCAGGGTGAGCCTAACTCGCTGCCGACGCTGGATAGCAGCGGTGAGCTTCAGCTGCCAAATGATCGTACCTGGTATGTATTCCGCGGCTATGTGGCCGACTTCCCCTTCGACTTCCAGGGCAATTCCCTGGTTGCGACTCAGGTTTCAATTCAACGAACCCGGAGCCTTCCGGGTGATGGATGGCGCCGTAAGGCGGCCTGAACAACCCCCTAAGGAACCATTATGGACCTGAAAGAGCTGCAATCGCTCGGCGGCATTGTGCCTGTCGAGCCCGTGCTGTGTGACATCGAATGGGATGACCGCATTAAGGTCGCCGATGCCAAGGGAAACCTGCCGACCATTAAACAGCTGGATGGTGACGGTAACCCTGTCTCTGTGGACAACCCCAAGTGGGAGCCCACCTACAAAGGTGAAGTGCGTAGCTTCAAGGCGTGGGTGAAGCAATTGTCGTTCGGTGATGTGGATCGCATTCGCTCCCAGCCAGTGGACCCTGACGATCCCGATCGCAGTGCTCAGGCCTTGATGATTTCTGAATCCATCCGCCTGGGTAAAAAGGGCGAAGAACAGCTCAGCTATGAAGATGCCTATCAGCTGAAGCCGTCACTGGCGGGCGCCTTCCTGAAGGCCATTGGGGACGCTGTTTCGGTAAAGAAATAACGCCCGCCGACGAGTTCTGGCACGAACTCGTGCTGGCCGGTGTGGGTGGGCGCACCATCGCTGAGGCCAAACAGGTGCTCAGCTACCAGGAAGTGCAGCAGTGGCAGGCCTACAGCCGCAAGCGTGGTCCGCTGGCCATGCACCGGCGGCTGGAGTGGCCCATAGCGCTGATCGCCATGCAGCTGAACAGGCTGGGAGGTGGCAAAGCGGAAATGGCCGATTTCATGCCCTATTCAAACCCTGACGAACGCGAATTGAGCCTCGATGAGGCCATGGAAAGGTGGCAATAAATGGCAAGCCGTAGCCTGGGTGTCCTGACGCTGGATCTGATCGCTCGTGTGGGCGGTTTTGAAAAGGGCATGGACAGCGCCGCTCGTCTGTCGAAAAAGCGGATGGGGGAGATCCGCAAGGAAATCAAGATGGCGGGTACCGTCATCGCGGGCTTCGCGGCGGGGGCGGCGGCCAGTCTGGTGGTTCTCACTCAGGACACTTTGCAGCTTTCCAAAGACATCATGCGTCTGAGCCAGGTTTCAAATACTGGTGCAAGAGATTTTCAGCGTTACGCAGTAGGAGCAAAGTTCCTTGGTGTTGAGCAGGATAAGCTGGCTGATATCTTCAAGGACACTGGCGATAAGGTTGGGGACTTCCTGGAAACCGGCGGTGGGCCGCTTGTTGACTTCTTCGACAATATTGCGCCCAAGGCTGGTATTACCGCTAAGCAATTCCGGGATCTTTCCGGGCCTCAAGCCCTTGAGCTTTATGTAAAGGGGCTTGAAGCGGCAAACCTGAGCCAGAATCAGATGACCTTCTACATGGAGGCCATCGCCAGTGATGCCACTCAGCTTCTCCCGCTACTGCTAAATAACGCTAAAGGCTTCAAACAGTTTGGTGACGAGGCTGAAAAGGCAGGTGCCATTCTGGGTGATGATACGCTGAAATCCGCCCAGGAGTTGGAAGCTACCTTGTTCCTTCTTGAGCAGTCGGGTAAAGGGTTTAAGAATCAGATTTCCTCGGCCACTTTGCCGGTACTTGCAGACCTTGCTGAAGAATTCAGTAATGTCTCTGCAAATGGCCTCATTGCAGAAGATGTCGGGTCTACCCTCACCGGTATCATGAAAGGGTTGGCAGCTACGGCTGTAGGAGTGTTTGCGGCTTTTCAGCTTGTTGGGCGTGGTATCGCCGGGATGGCGGCTACCACTTCCACTGCTTTCGAGGAGGTTACGGCCTTTGATTTGGCGAACCCTGTAGAGCTTGCCGAAAAGCTTGGCCGTGGCTTTGCAAAAGCCAAGGTCACGGCTAATACCGCTGTTGATGATCTTGAGCAGACCTTGGGGCGTTATGGCGAGCTTATTAGTGGAATCATGGATGCCGGCACCGAAGATTATGAAGGTAGCGGGCGGATCGATCAGATCAAAAAGTTTCTGGAGGAGCGTAATAAGCTGCTCAATGGCGGTGGTGATGGTTCCGGCGGTGAAGGATCGGCAGCTGCAGCTGCGGCAATGGAAGAGCAGCAAAAGGCCCTGGACAAACTTATCGATAGTGCCTCGGCTTATACCAAAGAGTGGCGTTCTGCACGTGATGCGGACTCAGCAGCGCTAGATCAGGTGGCTGAGTCGTTAATGACCGAAGAAGAATTGATTCTTGCCAGCTACGAAAAACGAAAAGAGAAAATTCTATCGAAAACGGAAGAGACTTCTCTCCGGAGAAGGGAGCTTCTTGGGCGGCTCGAGCAGCAAACCAACGATCAGCTTGCCGAGATTAACCAGGGCTTTTGGGCAAACTGGTTGGATGCGGCAGAGGAATCATTGACCAGCCTGAATGACTTGGCTGATTCCACCATCAGCACCTTTTCACAGGGTGTCGGTAGCGCCTTCGAAAGCATGATTTTCGATGCAGAAACCGCGCGCGAGGCGTTCCAGCAGCTCGGTGAGGGTATGGCCCGTTCTATCGTTCGTGCCTTGGGTGAGATGGCTGCTCAGTGGCTGGCTTATCAAGCTGTCCAGCTCTTGGTGGGTAAGACAACGGCCGCCGCCGGCGCGGCAGCATTGATTGGCCAGGCGCAAGCCGCGAGTGCCATGGCCGCTTTGAATTCATACGCAAGTACTGCGGCAATTCCGGTTGTTGGGCCCGTTGCAGCGCCGGCGGCGGCGGCGGCGGCTACCGCTGCTACGGCGCCTTTTGTGGCAACTGTGGCGGCGGCTTCATTTGCAGGGATGTTTGATGAAGGCGGCCTGATTCCAGCTGGTAAGTGGGGTATTGCTGGTGAAATCGGGCCAGAAATTGTTCGCGGCCCTGCACACGTCACCAGTCGTACCGATACCGCAAAAATGCTGGGAGGCGGTGGCGTTACCGTCAATGTGAACAATGCTCCGGCGGGCACGTCAGTTCAGCGGCGGCAGGTCGGGGGGCGTGAAGTCATCGATGTGATGGTGGCCGATATCAATGACGACGGCCCCATTTTCCGGGCTTTGCAGTCCAAAAGTAACGTGCGCAGGGTGGGCAGCTAATGGCGACCGATATTGATTTCCCGGCACAGCTGCCCTGTGCGCAACGCGAAGGCTACGGCCTCCAGCCTGTGCAGACGTATGCGCGCACTCCGATGGTCGCAGGCCGCGCCCGACAGCGGCGCACCTTTACCAATGTGCCCTCTATGGTTGAGGTCAGCTGGATCTTTACCCCTGAAGAAGCGGCGCTGTTTGAGGCCTGGTTTCGTGATGCGATTAATGATGGTGCCGATTGGTTCAACTGCGAGCTGCGCACCCCGCTGGATGGCCGGGATAACCCGGGCACCAGCCTTTATGAATGCCGGTTTGCAGAGGGTATGTATAAAGGTCCAGCACCTGTGGGTGCCTATGAGTGGCGGATATCGGCCCAGCTTGAAATCATCGAACGCCCGCTGATCCCCGTTGGCTGGGGTCTGTTCCCCGAGCTGGTGCTGGGCATGTCGCTGATTGATATTGCCATGAACCAGGAATGGCCGGAGGCCTGATATGCCGACCGCGCTGAATGTGATCTATGCCAGTGCGCCCACGGGTGTGGTGCTGATTCCCACGCTGGAGATTCTGGTGCCGGGTGAAGACCCAATCAGAGTGTGCAACGGCTTTGAAGACATAGAGGCCACACTAGAGGATGACAGCACGGTCACCTTCACCGCTGGCAACCTGGTCATTGATCTGCCGGAAAAGAACGACACCGGCAAGCAGACCCTGAAGTTCGGACTGTGGAATGCCACCGGCGATGCCCAGGCAGCTGTAGCGGCGGCATTGGAGGCCAGCACAGGCACAGAGATCATCTACCGAGAATTCGACAGCAGCGACCTGACAGCTCCGGCCAGTCAGCCCCTGGTGTTCACACTGGTCAGCGGCAGCTTTGAAGGCATCGAAGTGCAGCTGGAAGCCAGCTATTACGACATTCTAAACACAGCCTGGCCTCGTGAACGCTACACCCAGCTGAACGCCCCCGGCATCGCCTACCTTTAGGGAATCTAAAAGTGGAATTGACACAATCCCTGTTGCGAGAGCTTTTTGATTACGACCCCGTTCGCGGGGTTCTGTATTTCAGGAAGAGAGCCGCCAAATGGTTTGATTCAGAGCACGGCTGCGCCATGTGGAACGCTCGTTTCGCCGGAAAGGTTAATGGGACTACGCAAAGCAAGGGAAACGGCTATAGAAGGATCAAGGTCAGTGTTCTTGGGAAGCAACATCTTGCTCACAGGATTATTTGGATTTACATGACTGGAGAGAGGCCTCCAAAACAGATCGACCATATTGACAGGGATGCCACCAATAATTCCTGGGCAAATCTCAGGGACGCCAAAGAGTTCAACCAAAAGAACAAGAGCATGCAAAGGAATAACCGCAGCGGCGTTACTGGCGTCTCATGGAGCAAGGCAAACAGGAGATGGTGCACCAGAGTTTGGGGCTGTGAAGGAGGTAAAAGGGTTTACAAATACCTTGGCGGTTTTGACTCGATAGACGAAGCGGAGCGGGCCGTGAGCGCCTATAGGGTGAAACAGGGCTATTCGTTCTTCCACGGCAAAAACCTGGCTCCATATGACAGTCGCGCTAATTAAGGGCTATTTGGCCACTATTTACTCTCGTTATGGGCGTGGCGAGATGGTGGATGGTGTGCGTCATTTTGACTGTTACGGC